GTAATTTCTTAGCTGGACCTTTAGAGCTACATGTAGCGAAAATGCGTTGGTTTGGAACACAGAACGACCGTGTAGTCGCGTGTAATTTGGGGCGTGTGCCGGCCGTACCACCGTTGCTTACGTGGTTCGCGCCCGGGCGTTCACAATTTCATGGGCAATGGCACAAAATGTATGAAAAATTGTACCAAGTCGGTGGGGCGCGTGGCGTTTACTTTGAGATAGATTTCCAAAATTGGGATCGGTCTCTACCGGAGTGGTTGATGCGGACTTTACCTGTCGTTCGCTTAGCTGTTTCGGCACAAGGAGCGCAACGTGCTCATGCTGACCTCGTTTGTCGTCTTTATGAAGCGACTATCAATGCCGCAATTGTCACGGAATGGGGTGAAATCTTTCGAAAACATTCGGGGATGCCTAGTGGTGATTGCAACACTCTCATCGATAACTCACTTGCGCAGATTGTAGTCTTACACTACTTACTGTTGCGATGTGCCGCTCGTCACGATGCGGAAGTTACTGATGGGATGTTCGCGGGTTTTTGGTGTCAAATTATGGGTGATGACAATATTGGTGCTTTTGATCCTGCAGTTTGGCCGTGGTTGAACATGGAAGAAGTCCAGGAGGAAGCTCGAAAAGTAGGACTCACGATGAAGTATGTGCGTACTGTTTCGTGGGGTGAAATTGGGACGTTGGTTTTTTGCTCGAAGTATTGTTCTACCGATTGGGGAATAATCACGGGTCGACCTGATCGTACCAAATTGCTTGCGAAGATGGCGTATGGTAATACCAGCGTTAACTTGCGTGACAATTTTATCCGGATGTGTTCGTTGCGCCGTGAGGCCTTTCCTGATAAAGTTCTGTGGCGTGCTGTTGATCAGTACGTCCGTTCTTTTCTTCAGGACAATCTCTTGGCGATTCAAACGAACCAGAAGGATGATCACTTTACGTACGGTGAAGCATTGCGTAATTTTGAATCTGAAGCTCAGCTTTTCCATCTACACACAGCTGGGGAATCTACAAACAATACATCAGATGCGACTATGGAAGCTTGGATGCATCAGCACCATATGAAGTACGAGTCGCAAACTCCAGCGCAACTGTTTCAGAAAGCGCTGCCACGTCTGGATACACGGGACTTATTACCGTTGGAACATG